CGTAGCTGCGTGTGGGTTGTTTGCGTTGGTCATGTTTGTGTCTCCGTTTCGGAAAAAGGTTTGAATCGTTTACGCGATGACACACATGAGCCATGCGATTTGCGAAAGCTCAAGCCGAGCGTTCAGAGATTGCGTCGGAATTCTGAATGTTTTTCCAACCCACCGCCAAACGCACAAAACGCGTGCAGTTGCGTCGCATTCGTCCATTGGCCACTATTAGTTACATACACGAAACAGGCCCACATTGACGAAGCGTTGGCCCAATATTGCCAACGCTTCGTGGACCGAACCTCCATGTTCGGTCGTATGCACGATGGCGGTCTAGGCCGCGCGGTCGTATTTGCGGGCGAGCTCGAGGAGTTTGGTTTTGATCTTCTTCCATTCTGGTTTGGTTTCACTGGCGATCTCTCCGTAGACCTTGTCGCGAAGGGCACCCTTGTACCAACCCTTGGTCCATCCGAGTCGGTAGAACAATCGGTTGATTTCGGTTTCACCCAGGCCGGCACCAGGTCGGTCCCAGCAGCTCTTGGTGCCTTCCTTCTTGATGTAGTCCCATTCGCTGCAGCGTTTGGTATTCAGGGCGAGTTCTACCAAACCCAAAACCATCATCAGGTATCCGACCACCTTGGTCTTGTTGAGTGTTCCTGCAAAAGCTCGAAACTCGATTCGGTTCTTTCCGTTCTTAAGGTGAGTGAGGTTTAGCAAATGGTACCGATCCGATTCGCAGCGTGTCTTGGCGTTGTCTTTGTTGCCGTATTGTTTGAGTCGCTTTGCGTACATTATCTGTTCGCGTTTGCGGGTACCGGTCGAAGCGTAGATCGCTCGTTCGTGGTTTCCGACCAAGGAAATCAATCTTGCCAAGGCGGCTGCGTCCCCGTGCCAGCTAATCGTTATGTGAAGTCCACAGCTGGAATTTACTCGGCCTCCGCGAGCGTTGATCTGGTCGATCGCGTCTTCAAGTTGGCGTACGCCTTCAACCCCTTTGAGTATCGGGCTTATAAACTCGCAACCTTTGCGGCTGGCGTTCTCGGGTCGGATGCTCCCGTCGCGTTCTGCTTTCCATCCCGTTGGCAGCCAAGGTACTTGGTATCCGCTGTGGTAAGGTCCGATCGGTGTGTTGTCGGTGCCGGGGAGGGTGGTTTCGAATTCGATTCCGAAGGCGATTTCGTTTGCGTTCATCGTTGCGTTCCTAGTTGGCTGGAGGTGTGTTTTGCGTCGCGTTTTCTGCGTCGCGATGACACACATGAGCCATGCGTTTCGAGGAACCTCAAGCGAAGTCTTGCATGTTTTTCCCAGTAATTTCCATGTTTTTCGAGAGGCCACCGGTGCCCCAACATTACGCCACCGTCGCGTCCAAATATGCTCCGCGTAACCAGGCGAACATGCGAACAGAACGCGACGTTGCGCAAACGGTGACCCAACGTTTCGAGATGCCCAACTACGGAGGAATGCGATGAGTGAAGGAAACAACCAGGTCGATCCGACGAGGCTCTCGGTCGAGCAGGCGGCGAAGCTGCTGGCGGCTGCCTATCGCGAACGCATCGAGCCAGAGAAGATCCGACTGGACCTACAAAATGGTGCGCCGGTGAACGTCGACGGGACGATCAACCTCGTGCATTACAGCGCATGGCAAGCAAAGGAGATGGGACGTGGCGAGTGATCCGAGGAAACTAAAGCCAAGCGAGCTATGCCGACTGCTCAACTCGACACCGCTAGGCGAGGTGATCAGCGAACGGCAATTGTATCGGCATCGACAACGCGCCGGCGCGCGTATTGGCGACAACAAGACCGTTGATCTTCTTCGCTATTGTGCTTGGATGCATCTCGTCCGACACACGCCTCGTCCGACAAACGGTGTCGATCCATACGATGCGATGAAAGAGCGAGCGCGTGCTCGCAACGCGGCGCTGGCACTTGCGGGTCGCGACATTGGTGAACTGCCTGAAGTCGACAATGCCGATCGCAAAGATCGCGCGTCGCGTGACTTTCGATACTTTTGCGAAACGTATTTTCCATTGACGTTTCATCTCGCGTGGTCGCCGGACCATATCAAGGTCATGGATAAAATTGAGCAAGCCGTTGTCCATGGGGGATTGTTTGCGTTAGCGATGGCGCGAGGCAGTGGGAAGTCGTCGATCGCCGAAGTCGCTTGCATTTGGGCTGTTCTCTATGGGCATCGCAACTTCGTTTGTTTGATCGGCAGCGATGAAGGTCACGCGTGCGATATGCTCGACTCGATCAAAACCGAACTCGATAGCAATGAGCTGCTGCTGGCAGATTTCCCTGAGGTTTGCTTTCCAATCCAGGCCCTCGATGGAATCTCGAATCGCGCCAATGGGCAGCTCTACAAAGGCAAACGCACGCAGATTGGTTGGACCGCGAAAGAGGTTGTACTACCCACGATCGATGGTAGCAGTGCCAGCGGCGCAATCATCAAGGTTGCCGGCTTGACTGGTCGCATCCGAGGTATGAAGTTCAAACGTCCCGACGGTAGAACGGTGCGTCCGAGTCTCGTTGTCCTTGACGATCCACAAACGGATGAATCGGCTCGGTCGCTTTCACAATGCGCAAATCGCGAGAGTATTCTCGCCGGTGCTGTTCTTGGTTTGGCAGGACCAGGCAAGAAGATCTCCGGCATCATGCCCTGCACCGTAATTCGTCCGAGTGACATGGCCGACAGTATCCTTGATCGCAATCGCCATCCCGAATGGAATGGCGAACGCACCAAGATGGTCTATGCGTTCCCCAAGAACGAAACGCTGTGGGAACGCTACGCCGAGATCCGCGCCGAAGGGATGCGGAACGGCGATGGTGGTGAAGCGGCCACCGAGTTTTATCGGCAGAACCAAGCGGCGATGGACGAGGGTGCTGTTATCGCCTGGCAGGAGCGTTACAACTACGACGAGCTCTCTGCGATCCAACATGCGATGAATCTCAAGTTGCAAGACGAGGCGGCGTTCTTTGCAGAGTATCAAAACCAACCGCTGCCAGCAGAGACGGTCGTCGATGGGATGCTTAAACCTGAAGAGGTCGCGAGCAAGATCAACCGCATGGATCGTGGTCTGGTATCGATTGGCGCAAATCACCTCACCGCATTTATCGACGTCCAGCAGAAGTTGCTCTTCTATGTGGTCACCGCTTGGGAGGACGATTTCACGGGTTATGTTCTCGACTATGGTTGTTACCCCGACCAGCAGCGTCCGTATTTCACGCTGCGCGAGGCTCGCCAGACGCTGAGTTCCGAAGCCATTGGAACCGGACTCGAGGGATCGATCTACGCCGGCCTTGAATCGATGACTTCAAAGCTACTCGATCGCGAGTGGCAAAGGGACGATGGCGCTGCGATGAAGATCGGTCGCTGTTTGATCGACGCTAACTGGGGACAGTCGACTGATGTGGTCTACCAATTTTGTCGGCAGTCGAAGCACGCCGCTGTGATCATTCCAAGTCACGGCCGGTTTGTTGGGGCATCAAGTCTTCCGTTCAGCGAGTATCGACGCCGGCCTGGCGATCGCGTGGGACTCAATTGGCGTATCCCCAATGTTCATGGCAAACGGGCGATCCGCCACGTGGTCTACGACACCAACTGGTGGAAGTCGTTCGTCAACGCCCGCCTTCGCGTATCTATGGGCGATCGAGGGTGCCTGTCGCTCTTCGGTACCAACGCCGAAACGCATCGAATGCTGTCGGAGCATTTGACCTCGGAGTACTACATCAAGACTGAGGCCCGAGCACGAAGCGTGGACGAATGGAAACAGCGTCCCGAACAGCCAGATAACCACTGGTTTGACTGCTTGGTTGGTTCCGCGGTTGCCGCATCCATGCAAGGTGTGATTTTGCCAGGCATCGAAGGGGCGTCAGAGATCCGGAAGGAACGCATGAGCTTTACCGAGATGCAAAAACGACGGCGTACCAAATAACTTCCAAACATGATTCGAAAAAATCTTCTTGCTTCTCCGTCAATCTACATGGGTACCGGGTATTCCTACAGATAGAAGACCACTTCTTCATTCTTAGGAAGGCCGCTGGCATGTCAGATAACTTGCAAGAGACGATTCGCGAAAGTGCGAAAGCACCCGCAAAGGCATCAGGAGATGCTGGGAGCGTTGAGCAGCATAAGCTCACCGAGCAGATCGCTGCTGACAAGTATCTGGCGTCCAAGGCAGCTGCCTCTCAACCGAAGCGTGGTCTTCGTTTCAACAAGCTCGTGCCACCTGGTGCGGACTAATCGGTTCGCACTTGATTCGAGCTTGTTTCTATAGGCAGGGGTGTCGGGTTTCATAGTAGGGATTGATTCACGGATGTTTAAATTGTTGTCAGGGATTCTGAGCAAGGGGAGCGATCGCAAAGATCGATCGCTCGTCCGTGGACGCTCGGCCCGGCACCCCTTTTCGCTGGCGAGATTGCTGGGGCGCTACGACGCGGCGACCACCACGGTCGATAACGTTCGCCACTGGGCGGCCGCTGATGGACTATCGGCCAGCGCGGCCAATAGCCCCGAGGTGCGCCGCACGCTACGCAACCGTTCGCGATATGAGGTCGCGAACAATTCTTATGCTCGCGGCATCTCGCTGACTCTAGCCAACGACTGCGTTGGTACCGGACCTCGATTGCAAATGCTGACGGCCGATGCGTTTGCCAACCGTTTCGTCGAACAGGAGTTCTTTGCGTGGGCCGATGCAGTCGGCCTTGCCGAGAAGCTACGCACCATGCGGCTGGCTCGTGTATCGGATGGTGAATCGTTTGGTTTGTTAACCAACAACCCAAGGATTGACTCGCCGGTTCAACTTGATTTGAAGCTGATCGAGGCCGAACAGGTCACATCGCCAATCTTGGCCCTCGATAGTTATCGCTATCTCGACGGCATTCGCTTCGATGAACATGGCAATGCCATTTCGTATGACGTTCTGCGAGAGCATCCTGGGGATGATGCGTTCTCGTTGACCGAGAACTATGACACCATTGACGCCAGTTCCATCCTCCATTTCTTCCGCTGCGATCGCCCCGGGCAGATTCGTGGTATTCCGGACATCACGCCGGCGCTGCCACTGTTTGCACAACTGCGTCGATTCACGCTGGCAGTGTTAGCGGCTGCCGAAACAGCCGCTGATTTCGCTGGGATTCTTTACACCGACGCGCCGGCGGGTGGCGAAGCGGATGCAGCTGAACCATTCGAGCCGATCGAACTGGAGAAGCGAGCTCTGCTGACGATGCCCGGCGGGTGGAAGATGGCTCAGATGCATGCTGAGCAACCAGCCACGACGTACGCCGAGTTCAAACGTGAGATTCTCAACGAAATCGCACGCTGTTTGAACATGCCCTTCAACGTGGCTGCTGGTAATTCATCGGGCTACAACTACGCCTCCGGGCGACTCGATCACCAAACCTACTTCAAGTCGATCCGTGTCGAGCAGTCGCAAATGGCTCGCACCGTTCTGGATCGCATTCTGTATGCATGGCTGCGTGAGGCGATTCTCATCGAAGGCTATCTGCCTAACTCGCTTCGCACTCTCGACTCGTCGTTCGAGCATCAATGGTTCTGGGATGGGCATGAACATGTCGATCCCGCCAAAGAAGCCAATGCCCAGAAAATCCGCCTCGCCAATCATACGACAACTCTGGCCCATGAATACGCGCGGCAGGGGCGTGATTGGGAGGCGGAACTTAAACAACGCGCGAAAGAAGTCTCGCTCATGCGCGAGCTAGGGCTCTCGATCGAATCAAATTCACTTTCTCCAGGAGAGGTAACGGATGACGAAGACATTGCAGTCAAATAAGCAGAGTGAAGTGGAGGCCGAATCGGTACCCAGCTCGCTGCGAATCGTTTGTGACGATGCCAGTTCGATCAATTTGCAAGCGGCCGAACCGGTCGAAGAAGGCAAGCCCGCGCTGCGCAAATTCTCGATGGTCGCTTATACCGGAGGCGCGATGCGTCTCGGTGGCTGGCCATATCCTGTGGTCGTTGACCTGGCGGGCATGCGAGTGACGCGCAAGTCGCGCCCGATTCTCAAGGACCACGATCGCGGAAGCATCGTTGGTCATACCGACGACATCATGGTTAGCGACAGCCGACTGGAAGTCGCCGGCGTGATCTCGGGCGTTGGTTCGACTGCTCAAGAAGTCATCGCCACCAGCGAGAACGGATTTCCTTGGCAGGCATCTCTTGGCGCGAACGCAGACAAGGTTGTCTTCATTCCTGAAGGTAAGACTGCGACCGCTAACAATCGCGAATTCAAAGGCCCCGTCTACATCGCTCGCAAGTCGACGCTGGGCGAAGTGTCGTTCGTGGCTCTTGGTGCCGACGATGACACCGAGGCTCGAATCGCAGCTGGCCAAGCAGGCGATGACGAGGAACTCGATAACGAACAGCCGGATGGCGACACTACCGAGTCCGATGATTCGGAGCTTGAACCCGTAAACGCCAGCCTTGACCTGGGTAGCAAGCCCAAGCGTCCTGTCACCAGTGGAGTTGTTACCAAGATGCGCATCGAAGCCGCTGCTGAATCAAAACGAATCTCCGGCATCCGCAAGGTCTGCGCTGGCAAACATTCCGAGATTGAAGCTCGCGCTATCGAGGAAGGCTGGAGTGTCACCAAAACGGAGTTGGCAGTGCTACGAATCGAACGACCAAAGGCTCCTGATCAGCAGGCAAGCCAACCGATGTACCGGCGCGAAGTCCTCGAAGCGGCCTGTTGCTTATCGGTCGGACTCGATGAAACCAAGCTGCTCAAAGCTTACGGCGAGCGAACGCTCAACTCGGCCGATCCGCTTCGGCACATTGGCTTGCGTGAACTTGTCGCTGAATGCGCGCGATTGGAGGGCCACGACATTCCGCGCGTGTTCGGCGACGGTACTGCAACGATTCGCGCCGGCTTCTCAACGATGTCGCTACCTGGCATCCTCGAGAACGTTATGAACAAGACGCTCTTGTCTGCCTACGAGTCGACACCGATCGCTGCGTTTGATTTGTGCAGCATCGGAACTGTGAGCGACTTCAAGGAGATCTCTCGTTACCGATTGCTCGGTACCGGGGGCTTCGAGAAGGTCGCGCCCGACGGTGAATTGAAGCATGGCAAGCTCTCCGACCAAAAGTACAGCAACAAGGCTGATACTTACGGTCAGATCCTTGCACTGACGCGCCATGACATCATCAACGACGATCTCAACGCGTTCATGGACATCCCTCGTCAAATGGGACGCAGTGGTGCTGAGTCGATTGACGAGCTGTTCTTCACGCTTCTATTGAAGAACACCGCGTTCTTCTCCTCGGCCAATGGCAACTTGCTCTCTGGTCCCGACACCAAGTTCGGCCCAGAGTCGCTGACTATTGCCAAGACCACCTTCCGCAAACAGAAAGCCGGCCCAGGTAACAAAGCCAAGGACCAAAAGCCGATCAACATCCGGCCTGAATTCCTGGTCGTTCCTGTGGAACTTGAAACCGACGCCGAACTGCTGATGGGTTCTGCCCAATTGATGATCGATGCCTCTGGTTCGCCGACCAAGATCCCGGTCGACAACCCGCACCGCAACAAGTATCGCGTCATTTCAACGCCGCACTTGTCGGATAGTTACTACCAGGGAGCCAGCGGTTCGGCTTGGTATCTGTTCGCCAATCCCAATGTGCTGCCAGCGTTTGAGATCGTGTTCCTCAATGGCCGACGCACGCCTGTGATCGAGCGTGTTGAAATGCCTCCGAACACACTCGGTATGGGCTTCCGCTCTTACATCGACTTCGGCGTGAACTCGCAAGACGCTCGTGCCGCTGTGAAGGTCACCGGCGAATAGTCGGCAGTTCTTTCGTTCATCGCCAAACTTCCCTTCGTTCCCAGGACCGATCATTTAATGCAAGCTCAATTCGTCCATGACGGTAAGGCCGTCGATTTCACACCCACTGTTGATGTTTCCGTTGGATCAATTGTGATCCAAGGCGACTTGGTGGGGATTACCAAGCGCGACATCAAGGCCGGTGCACTCGGCTCGATCGCTGTGGAAGGTGTCTTTGACATTCCCAAGGACCCGGCTCTGGCTGTCGAGTTTGAAGCGGGCACCAAGGTTTACGTCGACGAGGACGGCGCGGTGGTCGCTGACGATGTTGGCACCGTGTATCTCGGCAAAGTCGTTAACGACGCTGCCGATACTGATTCCTTCGTCCGCGTTCGCCTGAGCCAGTGATGAGACACCGTGAGCAACAACGCACAAATCATAAATGCAGGAGCCATCTTCGTCGCGGATGGTAACACCTTGCCGATCGTCCCCGAGTCCGACGTGGCCGCTGGTTCAGTGGTTGTCGTCGACCGGCTTGTGGGTATCGCAAAGTTTGGGATTAGTGCGGGCTCACGGGGAAGCATCACAGTTCGTGGCGTCTTCGATGTCGTAAAAGACCCAACGACCAACATTCCTGCTGGAACGATCCTTTACTGGTCGCAGATCAGCTGGCATGTGGTCAAGAACGCATACGCCCATTCAATGATCGGCAAAGCCATTGAGGCCGCGCCGCCCGGCACACTCACAGTCCGTTTACGTTTGAGTCAATAGATGATGAGTTCAATCGCGAAAGTAACAATCGATCGAGCTCGCACAACCCAGCCCTTGCGAATGGCCAATGGTCTAGTCAGCCAATGGCTCTCGGTCGGCGAGTTTCGAAGTTGCTTTTGCGTGGCAAGTCAATCCGTTCCCTCGGCGTGGATCATTGAAGGCGTTTTACCCAATGGTGAGAGCGTACAACTCGCCAATTACGAAGCCGATTTGTTTGATCCAGCTAATCCACGCTACGTCACGATGAAGGCCATGTGTGGGCTGCCAATTCGATTCGTTGCGGCTACGTCTCAAACGAACTCGCGACTGTGGGTGGTATTCAAGAGTTAGCGACGACTACCGCTGGCCCGCACCAGGGGCACGAGTTGGGCCTCGGCTCTCCAAACGACCCTTGCGTTTGCGGTCCAGCGTTAGTCGTCAAAGTTATCAGTCTTAGAAACGAGCTCAATATGATTCATAAACAATTGATTTCAGCCTGTGCATTGATGCTGCTCGTATTGGCTGGCTGCGATTCTGGCATCGTCAACGTTCGCGCATTGCCATCGCCTGAACCGGAGCAACCTCCAGCGAACTTGCCTGTGCAATTGCATCAGCGCAATTGGACGGGATCACTTGGTCAAGGAAGTTGCGTCCACGCCTCACTAGTCAATCATCTGCGTTGGCTCAACAAGTTCGAACTTAGTGAACGTTGGCGGGCGACCTATGCCGACGGTGAGTGGGACTCGCGGCTTCGTGATCGCTTGGATGCGGCCGGCATCGACTACAGCTTCACGCTCAAGGCCGACCCACGTTTTTTGGATTGGGCCAGCGCCACCAGGCGAGGAGCGATCCTCTGGTGGAAGCCCGCGCACTGCTGCACGTTCGTCGGTTGGATCGAACGCGATGGAAAGCAATATGCAGCGGTCCTCGACAACAACTATCCCGGACGTTTCGAGCTAACACCTCGTGAACAATTCATCCGCTTGTGGGCAGGCTACGGAGGCTTTGCCCTAACCGTTCTTAACGATCCAAGCAGTTCACTGCCTTACCAAAGTTATGAGGTTCTGTAATCACCATGATCAACGATTCCGTTCGCATTCGTTTAAGTCTGGGTCTGATCGTGGTGGCCATCGTCCACGCGATTCTCCTGGGTATTGTGCTAACGACCGTACATTACAAGCCGGTCCAAGTACAACCTCAGCAACGCTGGGGTGTGCCGAGCTATCAGCCATCGGTGCCAAGCGTCGGCGCGATTGAAAAGCTTGAAGAGCCGCAGTCTGTGAACTTGCAAGCCCAGGGTGAGATCAAGCAACAGATCCGCAACTGTCCGCCGAACTGCCTACCTCAACGCGTCTATCCCGCGCCGGTAGTAGTTCAGCCCACAATTGTGCAACCGACCGTCGTGACGCCAACTGTGACGCCCACAGTAGCCCCACCGGTACCTGCCACGCCGAGCTTTGTGGACACCCCAAAGCCAACACAGGGACCGCTGGTCGTTACGCCCGTATCTAACCCGGCTTCACCTCCACCAAAGAAGAGTTACCAGATCGCATTGTTTGTTAACAGTGATTCCACCAGTCAAAAGCTACAGGATTGGTTCACGCAGAACAAACAATTGGCAGCGCTGAAGGAAAGCTGTGAGTTCCAGGTCTACACCTCTACTAATGCAATCTACAAGACCCGCTATGCCGACATTGTGCCCGCCGAACAGTTTCCCGTTGTTCTCTTCCAAGATGCAACCGGCGGACACATTCACGCTGCCGGTCGATCGATGATTCCGAGTACTTCAGAGGAACTCTACTCGGATTTACGGCATGGTTACACGCTTTACAAACAAGCCAAGCAGGCACAGAAGACTGGAGCGGTGAAAACCAAGGGCTACTCCTGGGACGATGCAATCACACCAACTTTGTATCTATCGGCTGAAGATTGTCCGGATGGATATTGCCCGACGCCACCCTCCGAAGACCGCCGGCCACTGGATCGAGTACGCGATCTATTCGATGGCGCTACCGACACTCGCAATGCACTGATGTGGCTGTCGGCCGGCGAGATCGCCACGGTTGCACTGATTGGAATCGCTGCAGTTCTGCTCGTGTTCATCCTAGTCAAACGCGGCATTAACTAAGCGTCGCTTTAACCCAATCCATTCTCCTAGCAGAGGTTTAGATCAAACATGTTACTAACCATCGCCGTCATTGTGGTCGTTGTCTTGCTGGCAGTCGCTCTCCTTCCCATAAAGAAACGCGAACCAGAGCAACTCAGGCAAGCTTCCTCTGTTGCTTTCCTGAATCCAGAGCCAGCACAACCGGTCCGCCAAACAACGCTTCGTCAACAACAGCTCGACGAAGAGGCGACCGCGATTGCCTCCGAGTACCAGCTCCGCGCCGATGCGGTTTGGCTGGATGAAGTTCGAACGAAGGCTTCGAAGCTGCTTAGTGGGGAACAACAATGATCGGCTGGCTCCTGTTTTTTCTCGTGTCGTTAACACTGTCGTTAACACTGTCGTTTGTAATTGGAACGATTACTGGGTTCTATCTACGATCAGCAGCCGATCCGGCTCGAGTTGGAACTGCCGCGATTGGCTCAATCACAGGCCTTTTGTTGCGACTATTCCCAATAAAGAAGGAAGATTCATGACAGACATGCTTCAAAAAGGCCAGGAGTGGCTTGCCTCAAAACTTACGCAACATGCATCTCAACAAGTTGTATATCGCCGAGGAGAGCTCGGAGCCACGCTCCAGGCGACCATCGGTAAATCGATGTACGACCAGGACGATGGTGAAGGCATTGTGACACGCAGCCAGATTCGTGATTTCCTGATCGACACCTACGCACTTCTGGACTCGATCATCGGCTCGCTGCCTCGACGCGGTGACACGATCGTGGAGATCGATGGCAACCACACCTTCATCTTTGAAGTGATGGCCCTTGGTGGCGATCCACCTTGGCGCTACAGCGACCCGTTCCGATTGAAACTACGCATCCACACCAAACAGATCGAATCCCATTCGTCATGACGACCGTTTTACAAGTTGCCGATAGCGTCACCGCCCAGCTCAACGCCGGCGAGTTCGACTTCGAGTTCGTGGCCGAGCGTATGTACGTCCCCAACTTCGATCTCGAGGACATGAAGGAACTCCGCGTCAGCGTTGTGCCTCGCGACGTTGAGTTATTGCCTCATGACCGCGCCCACAACAAGTACCACTGCCGCGTTGATGTCGCGGTGCAGAAGAAGTTTTCCAAGGGCACCAATGACGAGATCGATCCACTGGTGGATCTCGTTGAAAAAATCGCCGATGAATTTCGCCTGAAACGACTGACTTCGTTTCAAGCTGCTCGCTGCGTCAAGGCCGAACATGCGGTGCTGTACTCCAGCGAGCACTGGGAGCAGCTGCGTCAGTTTACCAGTCTGTTGACATTAACCTTTGAACTGGCGCGATGATCAAGCTGACGGTCCGAACTCAATTCGACAAGCAGAAGCTCAAGAAGAAGGCGGAGACTGCCACCTTCACTTCGCTTCGGCATGCCGGGGGCGCAATTGGCAAGACCGCTCGGTTCAGTATTCGACGTCGAAAAACGTCATCCAGGCCTGGCAGCCCGCCACATACGCAGACGGGCATGCTCAAGCGAGTGATTCGCTATGACGTCACCAACAACAAGACCGAAGTCGCCATTGGACCTGTGAATGAGATTGCTGGTCGCCTTTGGAACCTGCATGAATTCGGTGGCGTGGCTACTAAGCGTCGCAAACTGAAGCCCCACCGCTTCCGAGTCGGCGAACACGGTCCGATTCGAATCAAGCATCAAGGTAACAAGACGAAGTTCGCGAGGATCGAACTGCGAACTGCTGCCCAGGCCAATCGAGCAACGCGGCTGATTGCTGAAGAGAACGAGCGACGCAGCGACAACAAGCCTCGTCATTATCCCAAACGTCCATTCATGAAGCCGGCCCTGGATGCCAATCGCAGTCGGTTACCAACGTTCTGGGCCAACTCCATCAAGTAAACGTTCGCCATAAGGAATCATTCACAATGCCAGAAGTAAGACTTGGTCTCGAAGCCGTCCTCACTATCGACGGTGCCGAGATCACTAACGTTAAGGATTTGACGGTTAGCCTGGAAAAGGCAGAAGCCGATGCCAGCACTCGCGCTAACAACGGTTGGCGCGCCACGGTGGGAACGCTGAAGGATGCGTCGATCGAATTCACCGTGCTGAATAAGGATGGCGATAGTGCCTTCGGCATGCTTCAAGGCTTGTGGAGCTCGGGCGATCCATGCGACGTCGGTATTAGCGATGCCGGTGGAACGCTCACTCTGACCTGCGAAGTGATGACTTTCAACGTCAACCAGAACCTCGAAGAGGTCATCTCCGCAGACGTAACGCTTAAGCCGACTCAGTCGACTGGCGGTGGCGGAATGAATGTGGGACCGGGCCTGGCTGGTCCATGATCGCAGTCACGCTGGTTTGAGTTTGGCGGATTTTTAGCACTCAGGGAGGCATCATGCAGAAGTTTGTGGACCGCGCCGGACGGATTTGGATTGTTGATATCGATAACACAACGCTGCGCCGCGTGAAGGCTCTCACCGGTGTGCAACTGCTTGAAGCGATCGACGGAGATTTAATTACGCGACTCTCGACTGATCCGTTGCTGCTCGGCGATGTGCTGTTCGCGATCTGTAAACCGCAGGCCGACAAGCAAGAGATCACTGATGAGTCGTTCGGAGAGGGATTGGCGGGCAATGCCATTGATGATGCAACCGGTGCACTTCTTGAAGCACTGCTCAGTTACTTCCCGGAGTCCCGACGCCGTCTTCTGCGGAAGGCGGCCGAGAAACAGAAGTTGATCGAGACGCGGGGGTTGATCGCGATCGAGAAGCGGCTGGACGATCCGAATCTGGTCGACCGGATCGTCGAAGATCTCGAACGCAAGCTCGCTGTGCCGACATTGAGCGACTCATCATCCGACTTTCCGGCATCATCGGAGTCGACCCAGGTCCCTTAACACTTCGCCAACTTGTGCTGATGGCAGAGGCCAGACGCCAGCACGACTGGAATGTCGCCAGCACGATCATGGCACTTATGGCCGAGATGAACCGCGATCGCAAGAGACGTCGCAAGCCATTCAGGCCCGATGACTTCAATCCCTACGCAGAACAGAAACCGATCGTTGCTCGCGGAACTGTTGAGCAAGCTGCAGCGATGCTCGGTGCAAGTTTTCAACCCAAGTTATCAGAGTCGCCATGTCTCAAGTCAAAGCTGGAGGAGCCTACGTCGAGCTGACCGCGAGGAGCGCCCAGTTCCTCAAGGGGCTTGAGGCTGCGCAGAAGCGGCTGCAATCATTCGGCGCATCGACACGGATGATTGGCACCAAGCTGATGGGACTTGGTGTCGCCGCTGCCGCTCCCGTGGCTGGCAGTCTCGCAATCTATTCGAACTTCGATGATGCCATTCGCGCTGCGGGTGCGGTGGCTGGCGCGACTGGCGCGGCATTCGATTCTTTGCGTGAAAAAGCCAAGCTACTTGGTGCAACCACCAGTTTCTCTGCGAGCGAAGTCGCATCGCTGATGACCGAGCTTGGTCGCGCGGGTTTCTCGCCCAAGCAAATCGAAGAGATGACCGGCGCGGTGATGAATCTCGCAAGAGCCACCGGTACCGATGCAACCCTCAGCTCCGGCATCATGGCAGCCACAATCCGTCAGTTCGGCATGGCAGCTACCGATGCTACGCGCGTTTCCGATGGACTGACAGCCGCGGCCAACAAGTCGTTCAACTCGGTGGAATCTCTCGGTGAAGCATTGTCGTATGCAGGCCCGGTTGCTGCCAATGCGAACATGAGCCTGGAGGAGACGCTGGCGATTCTCGGCACTCTTGGAAATCTTGGCATCCAAGGGAGCGAGGCCGGTACTGCGCTCCGTCGCTTGCTGACGTTAAGTGCATCCGAGTCGGAGAAGTTTCAAAAGGTCTTCGGAGTCGCCACCAAGGATGCTCAAGGCAACGCCCGCAACCTTGTGGATGTGCTTGGTGAAGTGACGGCTGCCACCGCCAACATGGGCACTGGCGATCGCGCCGCGGCATTCAGCGAAGTCTTTGGTTTGCTTGGCATTACCAGTGCATCAGCCATCGGTAAGTCCGTTACCGACACGAGGCAGTTGCTTGGCGAGATCCAAAAGGCCCGTGGTATCTCGGCCAAGACCGCTGCTGATATGGATTCGGGAATCGGGGGTGCCTTCCGCATCCTTAAGAGCTCCATCGAAGGTGTGGCCATCGCGATCGGCGAGTCACTCGATCTCTCAGTGACCAAGATGATGAACGCAATCTCGCGTGCACTCTCCGGACTCACGGAATGGATCGGTAAGAATCAAGAGGTCGTCAAGAAGGTCGCTCTCATCATTGCCGGCGTGGTTGGCGTCGGCGCAGCATTCATCGGTATCGGAAGCGCTGCCGGAGTGGCTGCATTCGCCGTCGGTGGCCTGGCTTCGATGTTCTCGCTGGTGGGAACCGCAATCGGCGTTCTTGTGACCATGATCGGCGCTCTGTTCACGCCTCTCGGCTTGGTTGTCGCTGCCGTTGCGGCACTGGGTGCTTACTTCATTTATTCCACTGGAATTGCCGGCCAAGCGATCGAGTACTTGAAAGGTGTCTTCGAAACGCTGAAAGCCGACACGATCAAGGCCTTCGGTGCGATCGCAAATGCACTGGCTGCCGGTGACATCACCGCCGCGGCCAACGTCCTGTGGACTTATCTCAAGCTCCAGTGGATCAAAGGCACCACGTATCTCAAAGGCGTTTGGGCCGACTTCACTAACTATCTTTCCGATGTGTGGGGCGATACTGCCTACGCAATCGGCGATGTGCTAATCAGTGCGCTGTCGGGACTCGCCAGCGTTTGGAATGCCACGCTAGGTTTCATGGCCGATGGCTGGACGATCCTCACGACCTCGGTGCAGAAGGGCTGGAACTCCACGATTGGATTCCTGAAGAAGGGATTCATTCGGCTGCGGGAACTTGTGGATATCGCTGGCGATGTTTCGGTACAGATCGGCGGCGTGCTCATCAATGCTCTGGCAGGTGTAGAGACTGCCTGGGTGGAAACGATCGACTATCTCGCCGACACCTGGTCGGTGTTCGTTGCCCAAGTCAAATCGATGTGGAACTCGACGGTGGGCTTTCTGCGTAAGGCATGGATCAAACTCAAGTCGCTGTTCGATGACGATGTGAATGTCGAAGTCGAAATGGCCAAGATCGACAAAGAGATCAAAACGGCCGACGAAGCTGAAGAAACCAAAAAGCAGCAAGCAATCGGCGATCGCATGAAACGTCGCGACGCTCGCAAAAAGCAAATCGAATCCAATCGCGTCCAGATGCAGGAAGGGATCAAGCAACAGCTTGAAGAACGCCAAAAGGCCCGCGCTGGTCGCGACATTGATGCCGAGATGGCGGTCATCGATGAGGATACGGAAGCCAAGAACCAGGTAGTCGATGCTTCACGTGATGATGAGTTCGCGCAGAACGAAGCCGCCGGACAATCGTTACAAAAGACGATCGACGATACGACTGCTGGCGTCCAAAAGACACTCGATCAGATGCGTGAGGAGGCTCGCGTCGCTCGAGAAGCGGGTCGCCAGTCGCCCGAAGATCGCGCCAAGCAGCGTGACGTACAGGTGTCTGCGGCTCAGGCGGAGTTCGATGCGGCTGTGGAAACAGCCAATGCAGCCAAGCCACAAGAACCGGAGGTTGCAAAACAACCCGACGCCAACATTCCAACTCTTCCATTGCCACCCAAGCCTGGCGATTTGAAGGTACCGAAAGTTGAAGTCGATGGTATCAAAGATCCCAAGCTGAAAGCTCCGAAGAAGAAGGACCTTAAACTCGGACTGGACCGCTCGGCCAAGGATTCGATGGATCAATTCTCCAAAGGTCCCGAAGAGCAAGTTGAAAAGACTGAGGCTGCCGGCAACTTTGACAGTCGTGGACTTGGTCTTGGAAGTGGTACCTCGCTAATTCCTGTCATTAAGCCACCAGATCAAAAGGATAAAGCGAACCCGGATGACGTCGATGCAGGTGTGAATGCGGATGCTGACGCTATCGAGCCCGAAGTCGAAGTGCCAGAGGTTGAACCCGAGCTTGGGCTGCAACCGATGGACGCTGAAATTTCTTCGCCAGAGGAGATGATCGAGCCGACTGCAGGGGAACCAGAGCCATCACTCAATCTCGAGTCAGTTCTGGCTTCGTTCGCAGCGGTTCGTGTGCGACTGAATGAGTTCGATGCTGCGCTTTCACAAAGCGTGGCAAGGCTTCAGATGCCACAAGTTATCGGCGAAGGCCTGTCGGATGATGTCAAACGAGCCATCATCGAAACCGCTGAGAACACCGCTCAGCTAGCCGAACGCGCACGCATAGGAGGCTTCGTGTTCAGCTAATGGGATTCTCAAGCGGTGGATACAACTTCGAACTAGCAGCGCTGTCCAAGAAGGCAACGCGCGGCAAATCAACGTCGGACACGTTCGTCTATGTTGGGACCAACGGTGGCGCGGTTGATCCTGCCACTGCAGCCGATGCTTTGTTGTCGTATTACCGATCCAATCAACCAAACCTCATCCCGTTTCTACAGGTTGATGGCGAGTACATCAACGAGAAGCACGCACTCGTCACGGCGTCAATCAATAGGACCAAACTTGATCCAGTCTCCTTCAACACCACCGGCGCATCGACGCATCTCAATCAATCACTCTTTACCCGTGGCATCTACGCCGCGCCGGGCAAGATCGCTCCCAACTATCGAGGTGCCATTGGTGTAAGCGACTCGGGCGTCGCCGGCGTGGATGTAACCGTTCCAGCGTTCGAGTTTTCTGTCCGTAAGAAGTTTGAGTTCGTCTCGACAGCTTACCTTCTCGCCATGGTCGCCATGACCGGACGAGTCAACTCAAGTCCCTGGTCGATCTTCGCGCCTGGCGAAGCCTTGTTTCTGGGTGGAGAAGGTGGCGAGGACGATCAGAACTGGGTCGATGTGACCTATCACTTCGCGGCGCGACCGAATGAGATGAATCTCACGGTTGGCAATATCGCAGGCGTTGCAAAACGTGGCTGGGATTATCTCTGGGTCAAGCATGGCGAAGAGGTGGTCGGCGATCGCGTTCTGCAAGTTCCTGAAGCTGCTTACGTCGAGCAGGTTTACCCCGAAGCGAACTTCAACGCATTGGGGATCGAGTAATGGCCCGTCGCGTTAAACCAGGCGATAAACTCAACATCACCGCAGCGGAATACAACCGTCTGCTGGTGGCGGCCGATGCAGTTGCTCGCGATCGACTCGCCGGTGGCGCAGGAAACCGCACCCACGTTCGCGACGCTGCCACCGTTCGCGTTCACTACCAATCTGCGGCCACTGTGCCCATCGGTGGAATCGTCGGTTTTAACGCCCCACTGGGCGATCCTGACGTGGGGCCCGCGGAACTCGCTCGCTTCGTACGCGATGCCACGATCCAGTCGGTTCGACCTGTCGCCGAAGAGCACGCGGGTCGGTTCGGTGTGGCCATCGAGCCGATCGCGGAGGACAAAGTCGGTCGCGTGGTATTTGCCGGAGTGGTCGCTGCCCGGGTGAACGTACAGGAGACCTGGCATCAGTATGCTGACGTTGCCGAGTCTGGCGGATCAACGCTGCAGTCGAAGCCCAACGGGTCGGCACAAATACTATGGCGACGCGATGCGAATCAAACAGGCGTCCAGTGGGCTGTTGTTCGAGTCGGTAAGCCGGCCGATCCAGCTTTCCTTATAAAAGTGCCGAGCGGTGGTATCGCAGGGCGTTCCGGTTTAGCCACGGGTTCAGCCAACTGTGACCTCTTTCAGCTAGACGATTCCGGCACAATTGAACCAGTCTTGAATCCAAGTGGTCAATCCGTTCGCATCATCGCTCGCAACCCAAGTGCCCAGCGCATTCGAGGCCCGGTTTCCAACTACGACGATGGGCAGTATCTCAGCGTCACGTACGATGGCAATCGTTCCTGGATCATCGATCCGCCGAAACAGACTCTGTTATGTAAACCAGTCTCACGCCTCAAAGCCAAGAGCTGGGGCATGGCTCGTGAACTGCGGTTCGCCAATGGCGTTTGGGCACCGATCGGAGTAAAGGTCGCGGTCTACAACGTCTGTGACTATGCGCTTCTGACAAGCCAGCAGATCGTTTGTCATTTCCATGAGGACACCAGCGCGTACCTAACCATTGGATGCCGTTGCTGTGAGGGGAGCAGTAGTTCGAGTTCCAGCAGCAGTTCGTCTAGCTCATCTTCGTCATCACTTTCATCAAGCAGTTCAAGCAGTAGTTCGTCGAGTCCGTCTTCGTCGAGTAGCTCGAGCTCATCGAGTTCCTCGTCATCAAGCAGCTCAAGTGACTCGTCAAGTTCTTCTTCAGGCTCGAGTAGTTCATCCAGCTTGTCGAGCTCTTCATCACTTTCGTCCAGTAGTTTGAGTAGCGGCTCAAGCAGTAGCTCATCGAGTCCGTCATCGTCGAGCGGTTCAAGTATCTCATCGAACTCATCAAATTCTTCTAGTTCGCTCAGTTCTTCTAGTAGCAACTCATCTATGAGTTCGTCGTCGAGCGATCTGTCGAGTTCTAGCTCAAAGTCGTCTTCATCAAGCTTGAGTTCATCCAGCCCCTCCTCGTCGAGCTCCTCGGAATCAAGTTCGTCGCATTCAAGCTCCAGTGAGTCCAGCCACTCATCTAGTTCTGGATCATCAGCATCAAGCGGTTCTTCTAGCGAATCGAGCGAATCGATTTCACTGAGCGAGCCTTCGTACTCAAGTAGTCACTCATCGAGCGGATCGAGCTCCGTATCGAGTGGTTCAAGCCAATCCAGCGGCTCAAGCGGATCAAGCTCCAGTGAATCGGATTCAAGCCAGTCGGAATCCAGTAAGTCTGAATCAAGTGAATCAGATTCGGATTCGTCGCGCGGCAGTGAATCCTATTCAAGCGACGCAAGCTACAGCCAGTCCTCTAGCGATAGCGACTCTGGTTCATCTAGTGGCAGCGATTCCAGCAAGAGCGGTTCGAGCGAAAGCGACAGCAGCCAGTCCGATAGTTCGGAAAGTGACTCGACCAGTTCGGAAAGCGGCAGCGAATCTGAAAGCCAGTCGGATTCCCAAGCCCCGAGCAGTGATAGCCACTCGGTACCGAGTTACTCGTGGCCAAGCTACTCGCAACCCAGTTATTCCAGTGGAAGCGGTTCTGCGTCTACCAGCGTTTCCAGCGAAAGCAACAGCGAATCGCAGAGCGAGTCGGAAAGCGAATCCGACAGCCAATCCGAAAGCAATTCAGTGAGTCAATCACGTTCCGAAAGCGAACCATCAAGTGGCGATAGTTCGGAAAGTCGATCGAGCAGCGATCGACCAAGTTACAGCGAAAGCCATAGCGTGCCATGGTCAACCAGTCACTCAACCAGTGATTCCGCTAGTCATTCGCAAATCGATTCAGGCAGCGGATCGACAAGCGAATCTGACAGTGATTCTTCACCATCAACCAGCGATTCTCGCGATCCATCAACCAGTGACTCAAATGATCCGTCAACAAGCGATCCCCCAGACCCATCCACCAGCGAGTCTGATCGTCCGAGCGTAAGCCATTCCGATAGCGAACCGCCAAGCGAACCTCCCACGTCCGACAGCAGCACGAGCGAGCCATGCAATACGACATGGATCTGGTCCTGCGGTTGGCAGCTTCTTGAAAGCGATTGTCCCGAAGTCGGCGATCCGCCCGGTGGCTCTGGTGGATTTGATGGTGAAGTCGTGGAGGTGGCAGCATGATCCATTGTCCTAATTTGACCAACGACAACCGATGCCAGGTTGCCAGTCACATGGCAGAATGCCCCGTCCAGGCTTCATCCAGCGGTTGCCGAGCATGCACCGAGTGTTCCAACCCACAAGCGATCAACCTTGTGACGATCGGCATGGCCATCGTTAACCGGCGTCGGCGCAATCAAAACGTCGACGAACTCAAAACACTGCTGAAAAGCTACCTGCCTAATCAGGAAGAACCCGCGACTCTACGAATCGCGGCCTATAGGCCTGGGCCAGGTAACGAACTTCGCAAGATGCTCGCTTGGTTCGCCAGACCCAGCGACACCTGCAAGTGTGAGACCCGCGCCGAGACCATGAATGATTGGGGCGTGGAAGGATGCCGTACGAATCTCGACACCATTATCGAATGGCTTTTGGAAGAAGCCCAACTCAGAGGATTACCCCATGGAAAGTTTACTAGAACGATCGCCAAGTCACTCGTGCTCACCGCCATCCGTCGGTTTGAACGTAAGTTCCCAGACGGTGCACCCGAGCCCAACGAAGACGATCCTGATGCCGACGAAGAAGATCGTTGAACGTTGCTTCTTAATGAATCTCGACCGGCGCGATGATCGACTCCATGAGTGGATGCAGCAACTGCCTCAGCCTTGGCCGTTTCCTGATGTCGAGCGATTCGCCGCCATCGATGGTCGCAGGCTTTCAACGCCGGAACAGTGGCGCGCTGGCAATGGTGCCTGGGGCTGCTACCGCTCGCACCTGCTCATCCTCGAAAAGTGCTTGCTTGAAGGCATCGATTCCTATGTGGTTTTTGAAGACGATGCCGGCTTTGTGCCCGACTTTGTTGAACACCTCGAAGCCTACGTGCGCGAGTTGCCCGAAGACTGGGGGTTGGCTTACCTGGGAGGTCAACACCTCTACGCGGCCAAACATCCACCCAAGAAGATCAGCGATCACGTTTACCGACCTTATAACGTCAACCGTACTCACGCATTCATGGTGCGTGGACGAACGACGATGAAGGCATTGTATCGTCATCTCAACTGGAACGACTGGCATCTGAAGCATCACATCGACCATCACCTCGGCCGCTTGACTCAGCGGCGCTATGAAGCGCTGGTTCAGGGCAAGAACGTCGAGAAAGAATCGATTCCTGTTTACACACCCGATCGTTGGCTCGTCGGCCAGTTACCGACCAAATCGAACATCTGCGGTCGCAAATGGACGCAGACGCGATTCTTCAACGATGCCAAGAACGCCGACCACAGCGACGCTCCATTCTTCGCCGTTCTCGGTCCCCATCGCAGTGGTACCAGTTGCGTGGCAATGATTATGCATCATCTGGGCGTTCACATGGGTAACGAGCTCGGTGGCTATGAAGCGACTGGAGGCGGCGAAGCGATCGGCCTAGCCCAGCTCTGTGAAAAGGCGATGCGATTCCCAGCGATCGATCCGAAGACGGCGGACGGTCAGCTGAGCAAGCAACTCAAGGCCTGGATCGTAACGCGGAAGGCAGAAGCCATTCGCGATCGAACCGTGGCAGGGGGTAAGTATCCGCATCTCTGCCGATTCGCAAATCATCTCTACGAGGCCCTTGGTAACTCGCTCCATATCATCGCCGTTGATCGCCCGATCGAAGCGTCGATTCGCTCGCTTCAAGATCGCAGCAAGCGACACCCTGGCCAATGGTTCGCAGCCGGCGACGAGGCCTGCGACAAACTTCAGCGTTCGCTGCTCGAACACCGTGAGACGTTCATTCAAGAACATCCCGAGGTGCCAGTGCATCGCATCAACTTTGCCAAGCTGACGGAAGATCCGGAAACCGTGATCAACGAGTTGATCGCATTCCTCGGAATCGAGCCCACAGCGGAAGAGATCGATTCAGCGATCGCCCACGTCAATCCGGAGTTGAGGAAGTTCGGATGACACCAGTTGAAGACGTCCTCGCTAGGTTGCGGCATCGCTACATCATCATCGGCTCCGGCGCACTGCGGTTGCATGGGATCGATTGGGAAGAAGGCGATCTGGACATTTGGCTTGATCCCAATCTATCCGATGAGGACTGGCAAGCGTCTGTCGATGATGCTGCTGGTTCTCTCAAGCGACCGTGGAAGCGAGGAGAGCCAGACGGATCAGGAGGACTGCGTGCATCGACTCGCATCGCATGTTCGCCACCGCTGGACGTGATGCGCGAAGTCATGGGTTGCACGGCTGAGGACTTTGAAAAAGCCTTCGATAACTCGCTCATCTCGTTCTACGGCAATGTCGCTCCACTGAATTCAATCATGCACATCAAACGCAGCGCGAAGCGTCTCAAAGACTATCGCCATGCCATCAAACTTGCTCGCAAACTCCTTACCGCGTGGTGAAACATGGAAGCAACGGTACCCATTCAAGACATTACTTTTTGCATTAAAACCATCCATCGGCCTTGGGCCTGCCATCGACTCGTTCAGTCGCTTCGAAATGAGTTCGGCGAACCCAAGATTGTGGTCGTGGACGATGGACTGCCCGAACACTGGTTCTCTCGCAAGTATCCCGAGACAGCCAAACACTGCAAAGTGATCGACCTCGAGCAGCATGATGTGGGCGTTGGGATCGGACGCAACACTGCGATCGACGCTGCCGAAACGGAGTTCATCTTTCTGCTGGATGATGACCAGATCGTGACGCCCGATCTACATCTCGATCGAGTCTACCAACGGTTCATTGAGTACGACCTGGATATTCTAGCAGTCCGTCAGGGCGCTGGCGGCCGACCGATGCTTTTCAGCCCGCTGATGAATGGCACTCGGATCTGGATGCATCGTGGCGAACACAAACGCATCGGCGAAACCTGTTGGTGCGACATGGTCAGCAACGCTTTTCTTGCTCGTCGCGAAACGATTGCACGTGTTCGCTGGGACGACGAGATCAAGACGTATGAGCACTGGGAGTTCTTCTACCGTGCGTCCCAGATTGAACATCTGCAAATTGCCGTGGCACTCGACTGCTCGGTAGTCCACGACCATGTGGCAGCCAAGCCATACGGAGCACTGCGAGCCCGACCGAAGTTCCGCCGACTGGGGCTTCGCAAACACGGCTTTGATTCATTGCGCTACCCAGGAGGAGGCATCGTCCATGCGTGATCGCGTAACATTTTGCATCAAGACCATTCATCGCCCTCATTGCTGCGCAACGCTGGTGCGCAGCATTTACGAGCACTGTGGCGATGAGCGTCCGCTGATCTACGTCCTCGATGATGGCAGGCCGGAACTTCGCTTTTCGCAAACTTGCCCTGATGAAGCGGCTATGGTCGATCGACTGATCGAGACCGAATACGACATCGGCTTGTCGGCTGGTCGCAATCGCCTGGTAGAAGCCGCCCAAACTCGCCTGGTGATCTTCTCAGATGATGACCACGTGGTTGGTCCACAGACTCGGCTGAATGATCTTGTTCGTAAGTTCGAATCAAGTCGGCTGGATCTGTTGGCAACGCTCAGTAAGCAACCCCATCGCCCTCATCCAGACGGAACTCCCCGGCTGCTCACTTCGTCCGGTGGAGTACTCCATATTCCACGTGGTGAGTATCGGCGCATTGGCGACATTGCCGAATGTGCATTCGTTTGTAATTGCTTCGTTGCCTATCGCGATGTTCTCCAGGCGGTTCGCTGGGACGAGGATCTGAAGGTTGACGAGCATTGGGACTTCTTTTGGCGAGCCAAGGTTGCCGGCGTCAGGGTTGGCGTGGCGATGGACCATGTGTTCCCGCACATTCACGTCGACCCGCCGGCATACAAGCGGCATCGGCCCATGTTCTTAAGAGCTGCACTTCGTAAACACGGACTAAGGAAGGTACTTTGGAAATGAAACGAGTCATCGCAATTCTGGATTTGCCACCGCGCCGTGCGGTACCGACGGTACGAGAGAGTGTCGAGGCTGCTGCCGAGAGATGGAACGCCGAACTGTATTGGATTCGACGTCCTCTTCTACCATGTCATCCGTTCTGGCAAAAGATGTTTGTCTGTGGCGATGTCGCAAAGCGGTTTGGTCCATCGCATGTCCTGCAAATCGACAATGACATGGTGATTCGCAGCGACTGCCCATCGCCTTTCGAGTTGGCTGCACCTGGCCAATTCGCAATGGTGGCCGAACGACAATGCGCTCAGAACCGAATCGACAACGGCGGGTGGCAAAAGACAGCGCACGAGATTTGGGCCAAGCGTTGTCGCCTCAATCCCGCGCCGACCTGGATGCATCCTAACGGTGGGCTTTATCTCTACGACACAAAAACGTTTGCTCGCATGTTCGAGCGAATCATCCAGTACTTGATCGTCACCTTCGGTGCAAACGACCAAGCAACCGACGAGTCGCTGATCATCAATCAACTGTGGAACGATCAAGCGGATTTGATCACTTTCCTGCCGCCTGACTTCAATGTCAGTATGTTGCAGACGCCGGAGTGGGCAACCAATCCTGTGATGCAGTCCTTTGTTTACCACTTCATAGGTCCCAGTAAACCGCACCTGGATCGATGTCGCTGGCAACGAAGCAATCCGCCTGAGTTGCCTTTTCCTGATAACCGCCAATCGATCGAACTGATCAACGAGTGGAAAGATAAGCCGCCGGCCAGCTACGACGTGGGCACTGTCTTTCGACCCGATCTCGCTGCGAACTTGCTGGCTACGTTTCCGAATCTGATCGTCTCAGGGACGTGGTCCGACGAGCTGACTGTTTACGACGAAAGACTGACGAGCTTGGATGAAACGTTTTCATCGCATTTGGTGCTAACGCGATTTCTCATCCGTCTGGGCGTGAATGCTCGTCGATTCAAACTTCGGATCAAGGAGGGCGACGATGCAACGCTTCAGCTTGCCCGCTCTTGA